CCGCATTTGCCACAGACGGCTCTGCGTGTTTTGACATCTGTGTGCGCTTCCATCCCGATCCCGAAAACTCTGATGATGATTGGGGCGCGTACAAGCCTGTGACTGCATACGGTCCACAGAATGTCAAAATGGAAATCTATCCCACACAAGGCTGCTTGGACATCCCGCCCGGTTGGCGGTTCTTGCTGCCCACAGGGTTGATCCTAGACATTCCCGAAGGCTATTCGGTTCGCCTCCATGCACGGAGTGGAATGGCTCTCAAGGACGGCTTCGTGCTGTCCAATGCGGAAGGCGTGATTGATTCTGACTACACTGACGAACTCAAGGTTATGGTGTCCACGCAGAGTTCGTGCCTTTTGAGCATTCCCAATGGCGCACGAATCTGCCAAGCAGAACTTGTCCGCAATCAGCCTGTTAACCTTGTAAAGACGGATCACCCCCCGCAGAAGAAGACGCAACGCGAAGGCGGCTTCGGCAGTACGGGGCTGTATAACTTTGACGCAAACATGGGAGCCTAAACATGACACGAGACGAACTACTAGCATTTCACGCACAACTCTGCACCGAAGCCCGTGATCTAATGAGCCTAAAGAACCGCGACTACGCTGGCAAGGAAGGCACAGAGCCGTTTGCCAACTTTACCCGCGTGGAATCAATGGGCATCTGCAAGACCGAACAAGGCTTCATGGTGCGCCTCACGGACAAGATGAGCCGCCTGTCTTCATTTGTCCATGCAGGAAAGATGAATGTGCAGGACGAGTCCTTTATGGATACTTGTGTGGATGTAATCAATTATATGGTGCTGCTTGCGGCGTACTTGAAGGACAAAGAATCCAAAACTAATTAAGGCTCACCGTGCTGAACATAAACATACCACATTTTTATTGCTACATGAGAAAAGAGCATATGTATCAGCACAAGGATCACATTGGTGAATTTGTGAAGGTTACTGCGTTTGCTGCCCAATCAAATCCTGACAGGGCACTACTGTTTCATGTTCTAACAGATGACGGGCTTGTTCGCAGCAGAGTTCCCATTCATATGCTGTGCCACAAGGAAACCGCACCACAAATGCCTTTAGACTACTTGCAGTTGTGGGATTGTTTTTCTGTGAACTGCACAGAGGTTGTTTATGAATATCTGAAAGCGGCAAGAGCAAAAGTAGTTCTGAAAGACAAGCAAGAACTATGGGGCGAATACATGATGTCTTTTGATTGGTACGGCAATCCGTACAGTGACGAACCATCACAGTACAAGTCTTTGCACCTGATACGGTTGGATAACGGCTGCTACACGCTACAGCCAAACAATAGAATATTTTGGAAACATATGTCTTTTGTTACTAATCCTTTTCCCACAAATCCCGACTTTAAAGTTGACAATAAAGTTTTCCGCTGCGAAGCCGCCAGTGATCGTTGGCTGATTGAAGGGGACGACGACTCGTACTATTACAATTTAAAAAATGAAACCACCAATTGTAATATTGAACGATCAAAGCAACCACTTGACACAAATATTGTGGACGGTACACTAAACACATGATCCGACACCTTGGCTACGCCTGTCAGAACCTTTCCCTTGCGTCAGGGCGCAAGCCCAAGGATCGGTACTTTACCGACCGCACACTGCGTATGGATCGCTTTTCCCTTGAGCGGGTGGGGGAACTAGGTGCGCGGAACGCCGCCGATCTGCTCCCCATCCTCGAATGGAATGTAGCCAACGGGATCAAGTTCTTCCGTATTGGCAGCGGGATGTTTCCGTTCATGGATCACCCCACGCTTGGCTACGAGATCACGGATTTGCTGCCTGAACACGAAGCGTCCATCCGCGCATCGCTGATCATGGCGGGTTGGTACGCCAAGACGAACAAGATGCGCCTGTCTTGCCACCCCGGTCCGTACACTTGCATTGCATCGCCTGATCCGCAGATCGTGCTGAAAAGCATTAAGTGCTTGGCTATGCACTCACTCATTGCCGACATCTTGGGCTACGGTGATGAGTTTGCCATTAACATCCACATGGGTGGCGTGTACGGTGACAAGCACTCCACCGCAGGGCGGTTCCTGAAGTCATTCTGCGCTTTGGATCCGTCCATCAAGCGGCGGCTCACACTTGAGAATGACGACAAGCCCACAATGTGGAGCATGACGGAACTGTACAAGAGTGTTGCCAAGTACTGCACGGTGAAGTTGGTGTTGGATGTTCACCACCACCGCTTCTGCCATCAGGAGTCTCTGCGCGAAGCCGCTGCTATGGCGTTCAGCACATGGGACGGCTTTTGTGAAATTCCCAAGGTACACTACTCGGAGTCCAAGGCAGGAGCGCGACCGCAAGCCCACTCGGACTACATTCGTGAAGAAATTCCTGTACTGTCGGACACAATTCAGTACGATGTAATGATTGAAGCCAAGGCAAAGGACTTGGCACTTCTTGAGTATCGAAAGGCTCATACCCCATGTTTGCTGTAATTCTTGCTACCATAATTTGCTCTGCCGCCCCCGTCAAGGATCTCACGGTACACCCCCGTGAGACTCGCGTGAAGACTATTGATCTGTACACCGTTGATCAATTGCTTGATGCCATGTACACTGTGGAGTCCACCCGTGGGCGGATTCTTGTGGGCGATGGCGGCAAGGCAATTGGTCCGTATCAGATTTGGAAGGCGTACTGGCAGGACGCTGTGGAGTTTGACAAGACCATCGGCGGGGAGTACAAGGACTGCATGAACAAGGCGTATGCCGAAAAGATTGTTCGTGCGTACTGGAAGCGATACGCCCCCAAGGGCGCAACGATTGAGCAATTGGCGCGAATTCACAACGGTGGTCCGCGTGGACACCTGAACGCAAACACGATCAAGTACTGGAACAAGATCAAGAAGGAGATGAGCAAGTGAGCAACCCATTCGGATATTCGTATTACCTTGATATGTACAACTGCCGCATCGGTGCAGCCGATGACTTGGAGTTGCACTACCGCTTTCTTGAGCGCGTTGTGGACAAGATTGGCATGACCCGTATGTCACAGCCCGTAGTCATGCACGGTCCAACCAACCACGGCACGGAACTGTATCCCGACAAGGCAGGGGTGAGCGGTTGGGTTCCACTCATTGAAAGCGGCATTCAGATTCACTCAATGGAGCCAAAGCGATTCATCACGCTTGATGTGTACTCCTGCAACAAGTTTGACAAGCAGATCATTCTTGACTACGCACGGGAATGCTTTGGTTTTGAAGGGCACGAAGAGAACTTCTTTGTACGCGGCAAGGGATACGGCGATATCGCCTGACAGTGTTCCAATGAACGAAGACAAACTGCCAAAACACATTCATAGGCACAGAAAGACTGCTGCGTTTCGGGTTCCCGAATCTTATAAGAACAATTCTTATGCCTTGAACCGAAGAGCAGATGCTGAAGCCACAAAGCGGATGCGCGAAGATGAAGAGTTTCTGCTTTGGTATGAGGAGGAGTTGAAGAAACACAATCCCACCAAGAAGCAACTAAAACTCCTTGATCAAGAAAAGAAAAAAAAGAAATGAACACACACAGCATCATACTTGGCGACTGTATTGAGGGCATGAAGACGCTGCCTAACGGCTGCGTTCAGACTTGCATTACATCCCCACCGTACTTTGGACTCCGCGACTACGGTGGTGGGGACAGCGAGATCGGACAGGAGGACACCGTTGAAGGCTATGTGCAGAAGATGACCGAAGTGTTCCGCGAGGTGCGCCGCATCCTGCGTGATGACGGTACGCTGTGGCTGAACCTTGGCGACTCGTACATGAGCGCAAAGAACTGCGCCCCGCCCCCGCAGACAGTAGCCAACGGCAACCCTCGTAGTATGCCCACCGATTTTATTCCTGCAAACCGTAAGGATCAGGAGGGGTTGAAGACAAAGGACTTGATCGGTATTCCGTGGCGGGTCGCTCTTGCGCTACAGGCAGACGGGTGGTATCTGCGGCAGGACATTATTTGGAGCAAGCCCAATCCCATGCCTGAAAGCGTGGCAGACCGCTGCACCAAGTCGCATGAGTACATCTTCCTGCTGTCCAAGAAGCCCCACTACTACTACGATCACGAAGCCGTAAAGGAACCTGCTCGTAATTGGGGAACCCGTGACCGCACCGAAATGCGGGACGGAACCACTGATCCCAAACTAAAGCACCACGGACTACAGGGCAAAGAGTGGGAGGAGAATCCACTGAAAAACAAGCGATCCGTATGGACGGTGAATGCGAAGGGCTACAAGGGCGCACACTTTGCGGTGTATCCTGAAGAACTAGTAACGCCGTGTGTACTTGCAGGATGCCCCGCAGGAGGCACCGTGTTTGACCCGTTCACAGGCAGCGGAACAACTGCTGTGGTGGCTTTGAAGAACGGAAGGAATTATATTGGGACTGAATTGAATCCCGAATATATTAAGATTGCAGAAGCGCGTATTAAAGAATCAGTTCCACAAACTCTAGAGGAGATTTTAAATGAGCAAGTTTAAGCCAATTGGAAAATGGATTTGGGTGCAGTCGCACCTTGGTGGGCAGACCGAAACCGAAGCGGGAATCATTTACAATGAAGTAGTGAAAACTCGGAACATTTGGGGTACGGTTGTGGCGATTGGTGATAAGATAACGGAAGACATTTGTGTGGGTGATCGTGTGCTGTGGGACAGAACGCAGAACAAGGGTCAGGGGCATGACGGCAAAGACATGGTTCATCAGGATTGGATTTCACTAGTAGAAAGATAAGAACACAGTGGACTTCTACACTTCCGTTGATATTCGTGGCAAGAACATCCTGTACCGTGGATGGAAGAACGGGCAGAGGCAGCACCTCCGCTCACCGTTTTGCCCCACGCTCTACATTCCCGGCAAGGACAAGAGCGGGGACACTACACTTACCACGATTCACGGACAGCCCGTGCAGCCTGTGCAGTTCGAAGATATGCAGGAGGCACGGCAGTTCATTGATCAGTTCAAGGATGTTTCCAACTACGATGTTTACGGAAACACCAACTATGTGTACCAATACCTTTATAAAGAGTTTCCCCATGAAGTCGAATACGATTTCAGCACTCTCCGCGTAGCCAACTTTGACATTGAGACATCTTGTGACGGCGGTTTTCCCACGCCCAGTTCTCCGACCGAACGGATTATTGCAATCACAATCTCAATGGGTGAAAAGACCTATGTGCTAGGCTTGGGAGACTTTCACATTGAGGGAGAGGGAGTTCAGATCACCCCGTATGATGACGAGCGAGAACTTCTAGAAGGCTTTATCGCCATTTGGAAATTCCTTGATCCCGACATTGTGACAGGATGGAACATTCGCTTTTTTGATATTCCGTACCTTGTGGCGCGGATGAACCATCTTGAAGACGGGTGGGCGAACTCCCTTTCCCCTTGGGGGAAGATGCGGGAAATGACTGTTAACCGCATGGGACGAGATCAAACCGCGTATGTGATCAGCGGTGTGGCTACCCTTGATTACTTTGAATTGTATCAAACCTTTACCTATGTGAAGCAGGAATCGTACTCACTCAACCACATTTCCAAGGTGGAGTTGGGCGAGGAGAAACTGTCTTACGGGGAATACGAAACCATTCAAGAGTTCTACACCAAAGACTTTCAGAAGTTCATGGAGTATAACCTACAGGATGTGCGACTTGTAGACAAACTAGAATCCAAACTGAAACTCATGGAACTAGCGGTGGCGTTGGCGTATTCCGCACGTGTAAACTTTGAGGATGTGTTTTCTCAAGTCCGCACATGGGATGCCATTATTCACCATCACCTGATGAGCAAGGGCATGGTGATTCCACAGAAGAAGACCAACGACAAGGACGAGCAGTACGCGGGTGCGTATGTGAAAGATCCACTTGTGGGCAAGCACGATTGGGTGGTGAGTTACGATTTGAATTCGCTGTATCCCCATCTAATCATGCAATTCAATATTTCTCCTGAGACAAAGGACACAAATCCTGTGTGGAAGCGCGGGTGCATCTCGCCTGACTCCTTGTTGGCACGGAATCGCGGTGAAACCCTCAAGACATTTATTGATCCTGCTGAGTATTTGAATCAAGGCAAGGAATGCAATCTGTCTATTGCTGCAAACGGCGTGGCGTTTACTCGTGAGCGTCAAGGCTTCTTGCCTGAACTCATGGAGAAGATGTACGCAGAACGCAAGCACTACAAGAACCTGATGATTGCTGCACAGAAGCGGTTGGTTGAATTGGACAAGAGTGCCCCTGCGGAAGAGCGGCAGCGAATTGAGTACGAGATTTCCAAGTACCACAACTTTCAGTTGGTGCGTAAGATTCAGTTGAACTCCGCTTACGGTGCAATCGGCAATCAGTACTTTCGATTCTTTGATGTAGCCCTCGCGGAAGCCATCACGCTGTCAGGGCAGTTGAGCATTCAATGGATTGGTGACGCACTCAACCGCTTCCTGAACAAAGTGCTAAAGACTGACGGGCAGGACTATGTGATTGCGTCTGACACAGACTCTGTGTATTTGCGTCTTGGCGGTGTGGTAGCCCTGAGCAAGAAGACCACCACAAGCGATCAGGTTGATTTCTTGAATGATTTCTGTGAGCGTGTGCTGCAACCGTACATCGACAAGCAGTTTGCAGAACTTGCGGGTGTGCTGAACGCATACGCCAACAAGATGTCAATGGGACGCGAAGTCATTGCAGAGAGAGGCGTGTGGACTGCCAAGAAGCGGTATATGCTGTCCGTGTGGGACACCGAAGGTGTGCGCTACAAGACTCCCAAGTTCAAGATCATGGGCATGGAGACTGCGCGTTCGTCTACTCCTGCGTATGTTCGCAAGGCACTCAAGACTGCAATTGAAACCGTTCTCATGGGTGACGAAGCCACACTTCAGAAGTTTGTGATACAGACAGAGCGGGAGTTCAAGTCTCTGCCTGTGGAGGAAGTGGCTTCTCCCCGTGGCGTGAACGGCATGACGGAGTACGCCAACGCGCTCACCATTTACAAGAAGGCTACACCCATCGCGGTGAAGGCGGCTCTGCTCCACAATTCTATTGTGAAGCGACTCAAACTAGACAAGAAGTACCGCCTGATTGGTGAAGGCGAGAAGATGAAGTTTATTTACCTGAAGACTCCCAACCCTATACACGAAGGCGTGATTGGTTTTCCCATCACCATGCCCAAGGAGTTTGATCTTCAGAAATACATTGACTACGATACTCAATTCAAAAAGACTTTCCTTGAGCCTCTACGCGCCATCACCGATGCGGTGGGGTGGAGTCCTGAAGAAAGAAATAGTCTTGAGTCGTTGTTTGCGTGATTGCGTTTCTACATACAGTAACCCCCAACAAAAGGATATATCATGGCTACAAAGATCGTGAAGGTTCAAACTGGCGAAGAACTTATTGCAAGCGTCACCGAAAATTTTGAAGGCGACAAGATTGTGTCGTACACCTTCAAGAATCCGTGCATGGTTGTGCCTGTTCCCACCAAGAACGGTGGTGCAAACATTGCGGTCGTGCCGTGGATGGCATCAGTCAAGGACACCAAGGTGACTGTTCCTGCGTCTTATGTAATGTTCACTGCTGATCCTGTTATGGATCTGGCTAATGAATTCAACGGCGCGTTCAACGGGCTTGTGGTTCCCACCGCCAACGCTCCACACGCAGGACTCAAACTCACAACCTAATGAGTACCCTAAATCTTGAATACTTGAAAGGTCTTCTCTGCAAAAGAAAAGACCTGCTGCGGCGTGAAACTCAACAGATGATCGTTGACAAACTTACGCCGTTGGATACAATACGGGCTATGGAGTCTGAGATGGATCTCATTGACACGCAGATTAAACAATTGGAGAAAGCATGAAACTGAATGATATTTTGAAGGCGGCAAACAACAAGTACGCAACCATTGCAGCAGATGGATTGGAGGGCAGCGATGTCAAGGGATTTATTTCCACGGGATCGTATTCTTTTAATGCTCTACTGAGTGGTTCCATCTACGGTGGCATTCCCGACAACAAGATTATTGCTCTTGCGGGTGAACAAGCCACGGGCAAGACTTACTTTGCGCTGAATGTGGTTCGTGAATTTCTTGATAGTGATCCCACCGCAATGGTGCTGTATTTTGATACAGAGCAAGCCATCACCAGTGAAATGCTTGACTCTCGCGGAATTGATCGTTCGCGGGTGGCTGTGCTGCCTGTTGCCACGGTGGAAGAGTTCCGTCATCAATGTGTTCTCAGCGTGGACAAGTATTTGGAGACAGACAGCAAGTCTCGTCCGCGCATGATGATTGTGCTTGACTCTTTGGGAATGTTGTCCACAGAGAAGGAAATGAACGACACCGCCGAAGGCAAGGGAACCCGTGACATGACTCGCGCACAGGTTCTCAAGGCTACCTTCCGTGTGCTTACCATCAAGTTGGGCTATGCTCGTATTCCACTCATTCTTACAAACCACACTTACGATGTTGTGGGTGCGTATATTCCAATGAAGGAAATGGGCGGTGGCAGCGGTCTGAAGTACGCTGCGTCCACTATCATCTACCTGTCCAAGAAGAAGGACAAGGTGGACAACGAGGTGGTGGGCAACATCATTCACTGCAAGACCAACAAGAGCCGTATGACGAAGCAGGACAAGATGATTGATGTGCAGTTGAATTTTGAAACAGGACTCAACAAGTACTACGGGCTATTGGATGTGGCAATCAAGCACGGCATCTTCACCAAGGTGTCCACAAAGATTCAGTTGCCCACAGGCAAGACGGCTTTCGAATCACAGATTAATCGTGAGCCAGAAAAGTACTACACTCCCGAGGTGCTTGCAGCAATTGAAGTTGCCGTAAAGAAGGAGTTCTGCTACGGTTCTGATGAATCGCAGAAGGCAATGGACAAACTTGCTGAATTGGACGAGGAGATCGGACTCAAGTGAGCCAAACAGAGAAAATAATCCTATCGGGACTGCTGAACGATTCCGATTTCTGTAAGAAGACCATTCCCTTCTTGCAGGAGGAATATTTTCTTGATCGGGTTGATCGTGCAGTGTTCCGTTCACTACAGGATTTTGTGAACGAGTACAAGGGCATTCCCACCAAGGAAGCCCTGCTGATTGCTTTGGAAAACAACAAGAGCCTGACCGAAGACGAATTCGGAAAGTGCAAAACTCTTGTTGGTGAAATTGGTAAGAATGTCACACAGGACACTCAGTGGATGCTAGACACCACGGAAAAGTTTTGTAAGGACAAAGCCATTTACAATGCCATCCTTGAGTCTATTCAGATTATTGACGGCAAAGACAAAGCACGAACACCTCACGCCCTGCCTGAAATCCTTTCGAAAGCCTTGGCTGTATCATTCGACACGAATGTGGGTCACGATTTTCTAGAGGACTATCAGGAACGGCACGAGTTCTATCACAGGGTTGAACGAAAGGTTCCGTTTGACTTGGAGATGTTTAACGCCATCACCAAGGGCGGCATCTCTCCCAAGACCCTGAACATCATCATGGCAGGAACAGGTGTAGGCAAAAGCCTGTTCATGTGCCATCATGCCGCTGCGTGTCTCATGCAGAACAGAAATGTTCTGTACATTACTCTTGAGATGGCAGAGGAACGCATTGCCGAACGCATTGACGCAAACATCATGGATATTACTATGGATGAACTTGCGGATCTGCCTTTGGAACTTTATGAAAAGCGATTGAAGTCTTGCACACGGGGAGTTTCGGGAAAACTCATCGTGAAGGAATACCCTACTTCATTCGCCAATGCCAATCACTTCCGTATCCTTTTGGACGAGTTACGACTGAAGAAGCAGTTTACTCCCGACATTATTTTTATTGATTACATCAATATCTGCTCTTCGGCTCGTTTCAAGCACGGCAATACCATCAACTCCTATGGCTACATCAAGGCTATAGCAGAGGAATTGCGGGGCTTGGCAATGGAACGGGATGTGCCTATTGTGTCTGCCACTCAGGTCAACCGAGCAGGGTTCTCGTCCACCGATGTTGACTTGACAGACACTTCAGAATCTTTCGGGCTTCCACACACCGCTGATCTGATGATTGCCTTGATTACCACTGAAGAATTGGAAAAGGCAGGGCAGATCATGGTAAAGCAGTTGAAGAACCGTTACAATGGCAAGGCTGCAAACAAGAAGTTCATCGTGGGGCTAAACTACTCCAAGATGAAGTTCTACGATATTGACAGCAGCGTGTCCGAAGACTTGATGGACGCAAACATCAAAAAGGGCGAACACGATGGGTTTGGTTCAGGATACGGAGCCAAGGACTTCACGGCGAAGTTCGGCAATAAGCGTGACACTAGCGATTGGAATATTTGATGTCTGCCTACATCGACAAGAAATATATTAACATGGTGTCTCCTCAACTTGAGCGATTCAAGTGGAAGAGTGGAAATCTTGCAAATTGTCGTTGCCCTATCTGCGGTGACTCGCAGAAGAACAAGAGCAAAGCCCGTGGATTTTTCTTTCCCAAGAAGAACGACTATTTCTTTAAGTGCCACAACTGTGGCATCGGGCATTCGATGTACCGTTTCTTGCAATTTGTTGCTCCTGCTCTAGCCCAAGAGTACGCGCTTGAGCGGTGGCGCAACGGCGAGAACGGCAAAAGCAA